TACATATTAATTCATTAAATACTTAGCACTTACAGGAAAATGGTCTTTTAAATGTCTTGCAATATGTTCAGTGACCACTCTTGTTTCTTGCTGTGCATCTTCTTTGTTTCTTAAATTACAAACTCTAGCAAAGGCCATTAAACTACCTGACCAATACCATTCTGTCATCATATTTTGAGGTAAAACCATTCTTGCCATTTCTGGCGAAATATCTTCCTCTAACATTTGTTTATATACTACTTTACAAGCTTGTGTAATTTCAGTAATATCAAATTCTATTTCTTTGTCACCACTACCTTGTTTTTTATTTTCTGGTCTACTACGCCAGATAAAAGGTATATAAAACTCTGGTTCATCATCCACATATCTACGACTTACTTCATTCCAAATTAAACCAACTTGGTGTTTTACTAACTGTCTTGCTACAAAGATAGGTGCTTTAATTAAAAATTGCATACTTGCGTGACCAAAAGGTGACCAATGGTCATGCTCTGCCAAATACTTAATTAGTTTTTCATCTTTCTCATCAAATTCTGTTTTCTTTTTAGCAAATGATACTCGAGCTGCATTTACTACTGATAAGTCACTACCCATTTTATCAATTAAAGTTACATTCATTAAAAAAACCTTTCTAAGCTGTCTGTTGATATAAACTGTTCATTAATCCAATCTCTTTTACCATCAGCCCAAAATAAATCTTCTTTGTTTCCGTATATATCTTTTACTAATGGTCTGTTCCAATTTATATCATTGTTTCTATCTACTAATTTATCCTTGTCACCTGGTTTTCTAAACACTAGACAATATTCGTGTGTCTTTAAACAATTTAAATTGGTAATTGCTTGTACATAAAGAGGATGCCTTTTCGCTGGACTCATCTCTAAAATAATCTCATCATGGTAATCTAAATTTTGTTTCAAAATGTTTTTAGTATCACCAACAAAGTCATAAAACTTACCTTCAATTCTAAAGTTTGCCAATACAACTATAAAGAAACCACCTGGTTTTAAAACATCTGCACTTTTGTTTAATATGATTGCATATGTTTTTAAAAAGTCATCATAAGTTTTTATATCTGTTAATTGACCATCTGCACTATCATATTTTTCAATATTGAAGTATGGTGGACAAGTCATTATCAAATCAGCCACACTCTTATGAAAATGTTTGTCTATGTTCTCACTACTTTCATTAATTAATCTTAACTTACCTAATGTTCTATCTTGTTTTAATTTGTCATATTGTTCTTGTGCTTCTTTTAGATTATCATTTAACACATCAAAACCAATATAGTTTCTTTCTAACAATGTACTAACTAATGGCCTTGAGCTTCTACCAGCAAAAGGGTCAATTATAAAATCACCCTTTTTAGACCACATTTCTAAAATTCTTTTTGCATATTCTGAATTAAACTTTGATAAAAATGTACCTCTACCCTTACCTATAAAATTATCAGTTGTGTTATTGTCATAAGACTTTTCATCATTTATTAAAAGGTCAATATTATTACCTCTACTGTATTCCCAAAAAGACTTTGGTTCGAATGAAAATTCATATAATTTTTGTTTTCTCATTCTATCAGCATACTTCATACTGGTAGTTTTCCACCTTTCTCCATTTTAAGCATATTGGCGTTCATAGCCTCTACTTGGATTTTTTCTTTAAGTGATTTTGATATTAGACGGCTAGTTGTTTCAATTTCAATATTGTTCTCTTCACAATACCAAATTATAGCGTCCATATAAGTGATTGGTCTTTTATCTTTAACAACCTTCTCAATAATTAAACTAAATTCTTTGCTATTCATATCTATAATATATCACTTGTTGTTAAAAATGTAAAGCGTGGAGTGTTTCTGTTTCCAAGTACACTCCACAAAACTCAGTTGCCTAAATTAGGCAGCAAGGGCAAAATTTGATTCGCCGTTTGTAAATGCGTTTGAGTTCGCCAACTATCACTCTCTTATAAGTCTTTCAGCGCCTGTCGAACCTACCACACCCCCCAAAAGCACACAAAGATTGTCTGTGTTAATCTCTTTATGTGCTTTTGGTGGAGGTGGAGGGAGTTGCACCCTCGTCCAGTACACCTATTGCACTTATAGTCAACAAGTAATTCTATGATTCAAGCCCACCTAAAGTAGGATTGATTGTAACATCAAAACTTACAAAATATATGCAAGTTTCCGCACCTGATAAACCTGTTACGGTTATCATTTGTTTCATTTCTACTTTATGAATCCAATGCGTCACAAAAAAT